CTGTGGCTCCCATGCCCCATCCGTGACGTGTCTACGCTGAACGCGCCGTTGGCACTGCTGGCATTGATGGTGCGGTCTTCCGTGTCGATGCCGTCGACGAAACAGCGCAGTGTCTTCTGGCCGCTGCCCGTAAGCGCGAAAGGTATGCTCACGCGGTCGCCGCGCGTTATGTCCGTGGCGATGTCAAAGCTTGATGCCAGCGTAAGCTGCACGGCCGTGACCGTCCATGTGAGCGAGCTGACCTGCTTGTTCTCTTCCTCGCCTGCCGTCACCTTCATGCGTATGGTGTTAGACCCTACGCCTATGTACTTGGTAACGTCTATCGTGTGGATGTTACCTGCCTGCAACTGCATCTTGATGACGTTCACGTTCGCACCGCGTATGACGCTAATCTCCGCCAATGCTGGCGTGCCTGTGCTGCTGTTGGTCGACGTGTCGATATGGTCGTACCTGAATTGTAGCTTGACTTCCGCGCCTGCCTTAGTCGTAAGGCTGCCCGTAATACGTTCCAAAACTATTTTCGTTGCCGCCACGTTGCCGCCGCCGCCTCCGCCGCTGAATTGTTCGGTTGTGGACAATTCTTCGTCGTTTTCGTCCAAAAGCGATATTGAGAATGCCTTGTCGTTGCCGTTCTCGATGGTGTTGAGGCGCAACTTCTTGCCTGGGTTGATGTTGGCCAATGCCGCGGCGATGGCCTTACCCTGTACGGGGTTCGTGCCGCCTGGCGTTATCGTTTCATCAACCTGAATTGTAGGCACATTCATCTGCACACGGCCTGCCTTGTTCGGCTTTAAGATAGCCGTGTCCGTGCCGCGGATATACTCTATCTCCTTGATGCCGCCAGTGTCGCCGAATGTGCGCCAGCTAGCGGGATTAGCCCAGTCCGTATCATCCTTTGGAGATATGCCGATAAACTGCTTTGTTTGCCATTCCAAACCGATTTGTGCGGTAACGATAAGGCCGTTAACACGTTCTTTATTCGGCACTTCGTTAACCGCGCCCATAAAGTCGTCGTATGAGGTCAAATGCTTAGCTGTTGCGTTGTAGACATTCCCCCCAATGCCTTGCTTTTGTTCAAGTTCCGTAACGCGCTTACGTATGTCTCTAAGCATGTCTTTCAACTTGTTCTCGTCGGTAATTCCTTCTAGAAACCGAATTACCTCGTCCAGGCTGTCGATGGCCGATGTCTGTCCGCCGCCCTTCATTTTCTCGACTTCTTTTTTAAGCTTGTCAACAACGCCGTTGGTGGTCGTTATGATGTCCTTAATCGCATTGTCGCCACTTATTCGGCTGGTGGCCTCTGCATTGATGGCCGCCTGCAAGGTATTCAGGTCTTGCAGTATCTTCGTCACGCGGCTGTCCTCGCCGCTCTTGTTCAATAGCAGTTCAATGAGGTCGGCAGCATCTTGGAATGCGCCGCCAACCCTATGCGCCGTATTCTCACCTGCCTGCGTAGCACCAGCTATCGCGTTCGCCTTATTGCGTAAATCGTTGATTGTCGCCATGCCTAATCTCCTATTGCGTGTATTCTTACTCGGCTGCCGTACACTTTGCGCCCACCACGGCCGCACTTGTCGGCATCCCATGTATTTATATATGCCAGGCACGAGGACAAGTAGCTCTCCGCCACATTCATTGCCTCGTCATACCTGCGTATTCTGTTCTTATTGTCCTCCCTGTCGGCGTAGCTGTCGCGGTGCTGCATCATTCCCGTACGCGTGAGCATACCGCCGTCCGCAATGCTCATCTTCGCGTAAACGAAGTAGGCTAGGGCTATCTCGATGCCTGCGCACTTCCGCAATACGCCGTTATGCTCGTACTCACCGCCTACGAGTAGCGTTTTTTCTTTTTCCCCCAACGTGTCGGGGTCAAGTAGTTTCTTAAACAGCCCCAACCCGATGGCTGGAATTATCTGCATGTCCTCACATTCGCGGATAAACGCGTTAACGTCCTGCTCCTCGATGTGCCTGGATGTTGGCCGTGCCAGTTCCCTGAACTTGTCGGCCGTGAGTATGTGATTATTCGCCATGTCCCTTGTCGTTAGTTTCAGAATTGATGTACTTTAACGGCCTTATCGAGAAGTTGCGCGATATGGCCTTGTCGTGCCAATTGGCGAATACGCTCGTAAAGGCGCGCTCAATGAACCGCTGCTCGGTGGTGACCTCGCCAGCATAGTATTCGTATGCGTCGCGCATGACGTCACCGCTGAACCCTAGCTTGCCGATACGTATAGCGTGGAATATCTCCTGATGGAACTGCGAGTATATGCGTTCCGTAACGCTCGCCTCGGTGGTGCTGAATTCCTTATCGTAGTTGCGAATTGGAAACGGCACTACTTCGGGCTTGTCTTCGTCATTCTCCAACTCAACATACAAAATTTTGGAGCCGCGTGTGTCGCCCTGGAAGTTCTTCAAGTCCTCATCGTCTATCATCTGCCGTTCTTCCTCCACCTGCACTTCCTCGCCCTTCTCGTTGGTCGTTGTGACGATGTGCGGCACGCCTTTCTTGGCGATGAGCATGCACGAGATTAGGAAGTTATTACGGACGTTGCGGTACTTCACATTGCCCAGGCCTTCATCCGTTGAAATCTCGGTAATCACACTGTCATATATCGGCGTGGGATATTGCCACTTACCATCCATCGACAACCACAGCACTTGCCCATTGTAGCCGTCTATCCCTCCTGCCGCCGCTATCTGTGCCTGCACCACGGCTGGGTCGGGGTTGAAGATGTTGAAACGCGTGATATTCTTCTCATTGACGAGCTGCGGCTGTCCGTTACGGGTCTTCCGCCCCTGCCAGTCGCAATGCACGAGGATGTGCGCCACATTGCCTACGCTGTCCGTCTCTTCGAGCCTGCACAACTCGAATGGCATGTGGTTGACTTCCGTTATCTGCCCCAGCACGTTGTAATTAATGTGAAGGGCGAGACCTGCGAATGTGGTTAAGTCCTTGGCCACGGCGCGTAATATGTCGTCCATAGTCGAGCCGTCGCGGCTTACGACCATAGCCGACAAATTTTCATCGTTGAGGCCGAACCCCTCGACAAACTTCTCATAGCGCGACAGGCACAGCTGCGCCGTACCCGATGCCGCTATAATGGCCATGATGTTCTGCGGATATAGGTTATCATGCCCATACCCTTGCAGATTGTATCGCCTGATGTAGCTGTTATCAAATCGTCGCTGCGGTTTCTTAGCATTCTTCACATTCATAGTCTCGCCCTTCCTTTCAGTTACTTCTTACCCTTGTTACCCTTCGCGGCGTCGCCATCTTCGGGAGTTTCGCCATCTTCGGGAGTTTTGTACGTTTCAAACAGCCCCACCTGGTCGGGGTATTCCTTCAAGTACTCGGCGGCAATCTCGTCCGTGAGGTTCTCATTCGAGAACACCTTGCCTTCTTGGAAGTTCGGGCAATTGATGATTGCGCCCGCCTTCAAGTTATACTTCTTTACTTCTGCCATTTTTCCGTATTTTTTAATGTAGTGATAAATTTCTAAAACTGCATCGTGATAGCACTGCTGGCACGATGTCTGCACGAACGTACGGCCGATAACGGCCTTGTATGTGCGTTCTATCGCATCCTTGTCGGCTTGGTTGAAGGGGGCATCGAAACGCCCCCTCAACTCATCAACCAACATTATAGCGGCATCAATTGTCATAGGCTCTTACTACTTAATGAGTGCGCCGAACGCGGTAGCCGTGGTGCTGCTGTCCGTGTTGAAGTAGAACAAGGCCGACTTCGGTACGCTCGTTTCTTGCAGCGTTACGAGCCATCCGCCGTCCGTGTCCTCGCTGTACTTCTCGTTGTCAATGGCACTTGCGCGCAACCCTTGGAAGTAACCATAAACCTGGTACTCCGCTTTACCGCCTGCGCCCTTATGCACATTCTTAGTAATCAACACAAACGAGCCGTTAGCCAGTCCGTCAATGATGTTCTGTGCGACATCGGGTCCATTGTCGAGTACCGCAATAGGTATCTCATTCGTGAACGTATTGCGGTACGTCCCAGCCACCATGTTTGTCTTTGCGCCGCTGAACGGCTTTTGCCCCATTTGGGCAACCGCAAACCCCTTCTTGCCGCTTTTCAACACGAATGTTTTAAGAATGTTCTTGTTGTCGGGGTCGAAGGAGCATTGCGCGAAATCAACGTCGCCGCGGTTGCAGATAATGGCATCCGCCTCCATTCCCTTAACGATTGGGCTCTCGCAATCGATGGCTATCGCCTTGCTTATAAGGCTGTCACAAATTCCTGCCATAATAACCTCCTTTCTCGTTTAATATGCTGCGTGGAACATGTCATCTTCGAGCAGGCTAGTGCCTAGCTTGCCTTGTACGTCAATGTACATGCGGCGTTTAATTTTTTCGTACCAAACGTCCAAATAGCTAATAAGACTATCAGCAGGACAACCAGCCATAAGCTGTTTTTTGTTGGCGAACACTGCGCGGTAAGGCTTGTTCAGCTTAGTTCCTGTGTTTTCAAACGCGTTGATGCAGCGGTCGAAGATTGACACGCGTGCCACCTTTACGCCATTATACGATGCGACTTTGACACCATCAAAGACCTTCTCCCACGGCAAGATAAGGTTATGCACCTTCTTCAAGTCGTACGTCAACGCATCGGCCATTGAGCGTGTCATAAACAGCATGGCATCGGGGTCGTCGATAATTCGACTGTCCGCATTCATGAGAATTGTGTCCACCAAATCGGTAGCCACGCCCTTTTTGAACATTTCCGCCTTTTGGTCGGCCGCCGTGGTCTTAGTGTTGGCTGCGATGGCCGTCAACTGCTTAGAACTAGTGGCGCATTGTGCAAAAATGCGTTTCCAAAGGCCGTCACACGCAGTGAACAGCGATGTGTCCGTGCCATTGGTGAGCGTACCGCCATTGGCGATGGTCTTAGCATCCGTGTCACCGAACCAGATGATGCGCCAAAGCATCTTCTTCAACCCACGCTCAATACGCGGCAGTAGAATTTCATTGGTGAAATCTATGTCGGTGATGTCACCAATTGCCGTACCTTGATGAAGACAATAATCGGCAACAGTGCCTTCTATCTCATCATAGCACATCTTCATAGGTGCTTGCCAGTTGCCTAACGCCCATCGTTTCTGGGCATTCTTCATGCCGATGTCGTCGAATACGGGGTCACACCCTGAACCCTTTTTACCTATTGCATCCATTTCACCAATAAATGCAACTGGGTCGCCATTCTTAACCTTCTTGATTTCGAGATAATCGCTAAGGTTCTCGTCTTGGTCGATGCTGTACTCGATAAGCTCTTGTAGGCTCTCGACGTTGACGGGGTTCATGAGAATGTTTGGAAGTTGTTTTGCCATTTTATTTCTCCTTTCTTTTTTTAGTTAGTTCCTTTCCTCTTGTACTTGTCACGGATGGCCGCTTTCTTGGCCTCCACCGCCGCAGCCCAGTCGTCCTTGTCGCCCTTTTCGGATGCGTTCTTTCCGCTCGGCTCACGCCTGGGCGGTACGTAGCCGCTAGAAATCTTCGCCAACGCCTTTTCGCCGCCTGCGATTTTCACCGCATTGAGGATGCGCAAGTCGTCGGCCGTCTTCGCGTTGGCCAATGCCTGTGCCTTGGCCTGCTCCAACTCTTCTACCTTCGCTTTAAGCTCGGTAATCTCGTTCTCCAACGCAACGATGCGTTCGGCATCACCTTCTGCGCCTTTCGGCTCGCCCTTCCGGGCGGGGGTGGCACCCCCCGCGCCGGCCTTTTTAATCTTCGCGGTGACGCCC